CACAAAGCCTTGACCACCCGATACTTTGTCATCTGGGTCAAACATGTCTTGCGATGCGTATGTGTGATTAGTTGCAACCATACCAATGTTTAGATTACCAAACATATTAACAGAGTTACGAACAAGAGCAGCCAATGCTTTAGGCTTACGACCCATGTCACCTTTCATATCACCTGCTTCAAACTGATTTACGTCAGTTGGAGTCAACAACATTCCCAAGCTATCAATGACAAACAATACTTTGGGTCTGTCTTCTAGTGGGAGTGTTTTATAATCAGTTACAAACTTACTGATTGTCTTAGCTACATCATCAATCATAGCCATGTTTAGTTTTAACAATTTATCTTCTGTAGTATCAACACCTAAGGCGTGTAACCACTTCTCATCTAACGCATTTTCCGAATCAATGAGTACAACAAAGATACCTTGTTGTTGAGCATGACGTACCAAGTTACCGGAGCAAATAAAACTCTTTCCGGAACCAGACTCGCCAGCAAATACAGTGACTTTACCAAGAGGAACCCCTTTGTTAAAATCACCACTAATAAGATAGTTAAGTGCATAATTTCCTGTATTGATCCAATCGGTTGGATCGTTAAACCCTATACTAAGTCCCTCAATGGACTTAGTTATTTCTCGCCTAAATTTACTTACATCAAATGGCTTACCCAAATCGTTCTCCTAATGTTATCTGTGTACACCGTTAGTATACAGTGTAAATGGTTGTTTATCAAGCAAGTCTGGACATTTCTCTGCGATAGAATCAATTTCATAATCGTGTGGATAATGTCGCAATGCCGCTCTTGCTTTGTCACGAACTATGCTAGGTACTCTTGGTGTTTTACCAGGATCACATAGTTCCTCTAATAGTTTTTTACCTTGCTTTAGGGCTCGGTACCGTTCGTCAGGTAATGTCATTGTATTCTCCTATTAATAGGGGACCGTAGTCCCCGTTTAAGATTAAGCAGTTTTTGCTTGTCTAGCACGAATCATTGCGAGAATGTCTTGTGCTTTATCACTGCTAGGAGCTGATGTAGGTACTGCGATTGGAGCTGATGCCGTTGTTGGTTCATCACTATCAAATGGTGCAGACTCTGCTATAGGTGCAGTTGCGGGTGCGCTAGTTTCAGTAGACGCTTTTGTTGCTGCCGCTGTCGTTCCTGCAGGTGCTTCTAAACCATAAGGTCTGTAATAGTTACCCCAACGTTCATTGTCATAAGGTTGACCGTCTACGCTTGCTTCAAACATTTCTTTCATAATGCGTAGTTCTGCCTCACCTGGTTTCTTAGGCAAGAAGTCAGTCATATTGAAAAGACCGTGCGACTCAATTGCTGCCAATTCAAGTTCGGTCAATGCGCTTACTTTACGTGCCCAGTTACTGGTAGAATAATCAGCATAACCACCTTTGCTTGTTTTCTTGATGTTCAAATCAAGACCACGCAAATAGTCTGTTGGCAATTCTTCCATTTCTGGATCCATAATACTTGCCTTGATGATAGCAAATATCTGTGGACTAATAACAAATCTACGAATAGGATTCGCAGGTGTCTTGTCATCACCAATTGGGTTTTGACGAACAAAACCTTGGAATAGATAACTACGTTTCTTCCAATATTTGTTTGCCAATTCTTTTAGTGATTCATCTTTATACCAAGGGCGAACTTCTGCCAAGATCGGGCATGAAGAACCATCGTTGTACATTTCAACGCAAGGTATTTGTACTTGAATTTGTTTAACGTTTGAATCACCTTTAACACCATTAAATGGTAGTTTGATAATTTGACGTTCTACCCAAAAGAATTCATTCTTTGTATTACCGTCTGGCAAGAAACGTAATGCGGCTGTTGTGCCTTCGTCCATATTCCAGTGTGGGTAAATTGAGTTGTCAGATTGTTGGTTACTTGAACCAGTTGACTTGTTTTCTTGTGCCGCAATGCGAGCACGAATTTCTGCTAGTGATGCCATAATAATATTTCCTTATTTCATTGACGTTGTGTCTTTTTAATTGTCGCTGTCTCCCTATGAGACAACTAACATTAAAGTCAAGTATACACTACTTTTCTCTAATGTCAAGTATATTTATGCCTTGTAAGGGCAAATATAATATATTATATAGCGTAATTTACCCTTTTTACATTCCAGAAAGTTTTTTGATTCTGGCTAATACTGGATCAGTACCTTCTGCTATTCCTTGTTCTTTACCTTTACTTAGAATGGCATGCATACGTTGTGCAACTTCACGCTTCTTAGTATTGTCCATAAAAGACTTTGCATTGCGTTCTGTTTCTTGCCATTCTTCACTATCGTAATCTGCTTCTTCTGGATCAACATAATCATCACTTTTATCATTTGGGCCTTCATCCACCTTGACTCCGCCTTGGAATTTCTTTTCTCTATCGAACTTAACGCCTAATTCTTTTTCTGTTCTGTTAATAAATTGCTTATCTAATTCAGTATCAGGATCTTCTTGTTTATGGCTTCCACCATATTGGTCTGGTCCTGCTTGATGCTTAGTTACACCATCTTTGTGCGTAACTTTACCGCCTTTATGAGTAATAATTTCATCAGCCCAATTTTCTAATGCAATCACTTCTTCCATATCTTTTTTAGTCTCAGTGATATTTCTACTTAGTTTGCTTAGTATTGGCATTACTGATTCAATGCGAGGATCTAAACTTGCACTCATAAACATTTCACTTAGGTCAACTTGTTCTTCGTCTTCCATTAATGCAGGTGCATAGCTTTCAAAATATTCATTGTAGCCACGCTTACCTGATAATCTACTTAATGTTTCACGTAGTTTTTGATAATGGTTAATACCTTCAGTAACTAAACTTTGTGCTGATTCGTTAAATTGTCCATTACGAGTGGCACGAACAAATCCTGCCATCTTTTGATATTCTTCGCATAAACTAGTTAGATGATTCCAACGCTCATCATTTGGCTTACCACCTTCAGCAATATGTCTTACGTATGTACGTGCAAGTCCTGGCTTTGTTGTTGGTAATAGAATTCTTTCACCATCTTGATTCTCAACAAAAATTTTTGCGATGTTGCGATATCTTTGCTCACCCTCTTCAATAGGACGAGTATGTTGAATACGCATTGTAACTGCTGGAATATTGTTGTTACCACTAGCTGTTCTGCCAATTGGATAATATCCTTCGTTAACTTGTTCTTGTCTTTTTGTGTGTTCTCTTTTTGCCATATCTGCCTCTAAATTAGATTGGTCGCTACGTTTAAAACTTAATTGTCTATTAGTTGCGAAACGCTTTAATACATTTGTTAATTGTGAAAATGAATTGCTATCTTGTGATCCGTTTTTTGGACTATCTGCAACTTCTTTACCAAAGTAAACAATTAACTGTTTTAATCCATCAAGTGTTACCCAGACTTTACCGTAATCTTTGCCGTCTTTACTGAACATAAATTCAAATACTTCGGCTTCTTCGGGTACAGGTACAGGGTCACCTGAACTCTCTTTGCTAATAGGATTGTATCCACGGCTCTTTAGCAAGCCATAAATTTCAGTTTTTAATGATTCTTGTTCTTTGGACATAGTGTATTTATCAATTTTGGTTAGCTTATCACCGCAAAGAAGGGCAACGGGGATATAAATTCTTCATGGTCACGCAAATGATTGTCTAAATCTGTGTGATATTCGCTTAGTTGTTGCATTACTCTAACTGAAAGTAGTGAGGCCATGACTAAATCATCAGTGTCTCCGATCTTGGCTGCATAGCTTCCACCATGGGCTACAAACGCTTTCAATTCACTGATTAGACTATGACTGTTGATGGTCATTTTCTTGCTTTCTAGTAATGTCTTAAACTTAGCACAAGCGGCTAGTTTAGATTTTTGTGTAGTGTTGAAGCCCTTACGTTTTTTCCCGGGCTCGGAGATAAAGATACCCGGTATATTACTTTCTCCAAATTCATTTAATGAGACTAATGCTGCCTCACCAATAGTATTATTTTCTATACTATAATAAATGCTATTTGGTTCATTGGTACATTCAACAATATATCTGTTAATCTGTGCTAACAATTTAATTTGACTTGGAATATCAGTACGATTATGTTTCCACTCGCCTATCTGTGTGGTTGTATTTGCTTCAAATATTTGAATGGCTGCTGGGTCACTACCTGTACCAAGACTTGGATCTAGTCCAACAGCATATACGTTGCCTTTTTCTGGACGCTTATACCAGCGAATCTGCCCAATACGATGTGTTGGTTCGACACCTTTTAAATCAATCAATGTGTTAGGATTAATCAATGTCTCATCAGCAATTAAGAATTCACAACCAATCTCTCGGCGGAATCTGTCATCGCCTAGCTGTGCTTTCATTTCTCCGGCCCATTTATCATCCCGTCCGGGCTGTTCACTCCAATGTGCTCTATA